GACGTACACTAGCTCAATTAGAAGCAATCCGACTTCCCGGACAAAAATCTACTCCTACAACTCGGCCTGAACACCCGTTGAGTAGTCGCGCAAACATTCACGCGACCTCGCAAAACAGCTTTGAATGAGTACTTCAGGATCCACCCTTCAACACACATGGGAAGAAAAGGGCAAGGATCCGGAGGTGCGGATCGTCGGCGAGACAAGGGTCAAGCTGATCTGGCATCAGATCAGCAGGACTCACAGCTTCGACGATCAAGACCTGACCGGAGAATACGCGATGATAGCTCCGATTGCGAATCTGTCGGGTCTTCGTCATCAGACGGTGGACGAGCTCGTTATCGTAGGCAGAGAAAGATTTCGGGCTCGGGAGACTCCCATCGATCCAACCATTCCAATGGATCTCGAGGAGGAGGACACCGAAAGTGGCAGCCTAAGCATGGAGCTGGCGTAACACAGCAGCTCTATGCCGAAGTCGACAAACTCCGAGGGGAGTTGGACGGCATGAAAGAGGCCGCCACTGCAGCAAAAGACGATGCTGCGGATGACAGGGAGAAGAAGGAGGAGAAGGAGCCCCAAGAAGAGGCGACTCCGGCGGAGAAATCCGCCCTGGGCGATCACAGTTATGGCCCGGATGCCGGCATCAAACGAGATTTTATGGCTCGTTTTGTCGGATCGGAGTTTGAGTGGAGTGAGAAGACTCCACGAAAGACATTGCCCATTTGGGTCTTGCGTGCCGTAGGCGGGCTGGTGCTTTCATCAATTTTGAAGAAGGTGCTGTCCCGAGTCTCGGTTGCCGCTCAGATTCCCATTGGCTTGGGTCTTCGGACCCTTGTCAAAGCGATACCTGAAAAACAGCTCCAGGGGTCAGGACTCCTAGCGATCGCGCCACAAATCATTCGAGGACTGGCGCTCTCGTTGGTGGACCTTTTCCCCGCTCAGGTGAGCGTCCCCAGCTGGGCTTTGGCACAGCTGGCGAGGATGCTACCTGGAGTTCGGATGCTGGCGGTGGCTGCGACGATCCTCGCGGTTCTTGGGTTGCCTGCACTGCTGCTCAAGGACTTCGTAGACGCGCAAACGCCCGACCGACCAACGTACTTGGGTTGGAAGGTAAAACATGTCTATAAACCGCTGGCTACTCCCGAGTCCGTGCTCCCGGAGAACGCCGCATTGCTCCCCGACGATCAGCTCCTAGATTGTCGTGCAGATGCGATGGCACAGGTTGAGTGCCTACATTTGCAAACCCTACCATGTGACGTTGCGTACTCGCGATGGGTGTGGGGCACAAAAACAGCATCAGAGAAAATGCCTATCTCTGCCGAACTGCTGTCTCAAATCGCGATCGCTAAGAATCTGAAGCTCGACAGCGACGCGAAGAGCACGGCTGCTAGATTGTCCTCCTTTGCTAGCAGCGTCCAACCTGTAAACATATCACGGTATGAGGCGACCCTTGGCCGGCCGATTGTGCAAAACACGATCCGCGTGGCCTACGGACTCCATCAAAAGATGCAGTCCGCACGGGTTGCCCCTTTTCCGTAAAACCCCTCCCCCCACTGAACCGGCTTGTGGCGTTCGGTTACGGGCGTGGCGAGCGGCTGCTACCAAAGCTGCCTGCGGTCAAAAAGGACCTCTTGATCCAACGATTGAGGGATCCTGACCAAAGGCGGCCTGTTGTGGCCGTGACTTTAGGGCCTTGCATGGAAGGTTACCTATGCCCGCACGTAAATCCCAGGGATACGCTATTTGCGGAGGAAGGGGTTTGCAAGAGGTTTGGCTATCAACCGCCTACGCCAGACCCAGATTGGATTGCGGAGTTTGAAACATTCGTTGACCAGTGGGTCACGAAGAATCTCGCGCCTTTACCACCAGATGCTGATGTCTCGATAGATACCTGGCTGGCTTCAACAGATTATCCGGAGCACCGAAAACAGGAGCTCAGGGATTGCTGGGAGCATCATGGTGAGAACAATAAAGACCCAAAACTAAGGAGATGTAAGGGGTTTGTTAAAGACGAATTCTACACAGAGTTTAAGTATCCTCGGCTGATCAATGCAAGGCATGATTGGTTTAAGGTCGCTTCCGGACCTACTTTTAAATTGATCGAGAAAGAACTGTTCAAGTTGGATTATTTCATCAAAAAGATTCCTGTGGCTGATCGGCCGCAGTACATCATGGAGAAGCTGTACGTGCCAAACGCTACATACTATAATGGAGATTACACTTCGTTTGAGGCTCTCTTTGTTCAAGAACTGATGGTGAAATGCGAAATGAAACTTTATAAACATATGACACAGTTTCTACCCACAAAAGATCAATTTTGGCGGCTGCTCGAAGTGCTGCTAAAGAGGAACAAAATAACATATCGAGACTTTGTAGTTTTCCTGCGTGCTACGCGGATGTCCGGTGAAATGTGCACTTCGCTGGGTAATGGATTTTCAGATCTGATGTTTCTGTTGTTTATCGCCTACAAATTAGGCGCGACCAACGTTGCAGCGGTGATAGAAGGGGACGATAACCTCTCTCGGCTCGATGGGCTGAAGGAGGAGATGAAACCTGTTCACTTTGCTAAGTTGGGGTTGTCCATTAAGTTGGAACACCACACAGACCTCAGTGAAGCAAGCTTCTGTGGATTGATCTTCGATCCAGAAGACTTGGTGAACGTCACATGCCCGATGAAAGCCCTGTGCCTTGTAGGCTGGACGCAATCGAAATATGCCAAGTGCAGGGGGGCCAAGCTCAAGGGCCTCCTACGAGCGAAAGCTCTTTCGATGGCGTACCAGTATCCTGGATGTCCAATCTTAGGCCATGCGGCCCGTGCCTTTCTTCGGCTGACTGCCGGGTTTGATCACACGTGGACGCTTAAGAATTATGATTATTGGCAAAGACAGAAAGATAAGTGGCAGAAAGGTAATGTGCCGTGGAAGGAGCCGCCGATGCGGACCCGCCTTCTCGTCGAGCGAAAGTTCGGGATCTCTATTGAAGATCAACTTAGATGTGAGGAATACTTTGACCGGCTCGACCGGCTTGGTCCCCTCGTACTCCCATGGACCGTCGACCCACCGAGTGATTGGAAATCATTCTGGGACGACTATGTGATGGTTGTTGACGTCAATAACGAAAGCTCCGAAGCTCCGAGATTGTACATGGCACTTGCTGATTATGAACCGCAACATCAAGCGAAACACGCATACAAGAACAAACAATGGAAGGCCCCTGTGGGATCTGCTTAACCGAG